TAAAAATATCGACTATTGATTCTTGGATGCGTTCAATTAGCAAAATCGTAGGGAAGCCATCATATTGCCACCAATTTAGGCATTTCTTTACAACGTATTTATTAGAGAACAATCTACCTGAAAGTGTTGTTCAATCTATAAGTTCTTGGAGCAGCAGGGATATGATTTCTGTGTATGACGACCGCTCTGAGGAATCGCAATTTGATAAATATTTTGGTGCAGATGGCATACAAAAAGTCGAAGGAAAAGGATTGGGAGATTTATAATGCAACAACTATGCGATCACCTTATTGGTGATTTTTTATTTTAGAGAAAGGAGGGTTTTATGGCTAAAAATTTTGAAGCTCTGATTAAAGCAGTATTGGACACAAAAGGTATTGATAGTCAAATTAAAAACGAGATAAATAATCGTAGAGTTGATTTGAGCAATGTGCATATTGATACTGCAAGAATAATTCAAGAAATACAAAACGCATTAAATAATCAACAATTTAATATTACTCTAAATTTGCAAAACCTTAATCGGCAAATGAATAATTTCAATCAGCAAATGCAGCAGAATTTGAATCAATCTGTTGGCGGAGTTATGACAAGTTTAAATAATAATACAAATGGTCAAGGTCATATTTTGCATAGAAGAAATGATTTGGGTATTGACATAACTACTGTTGGAGCATTAGGAAATGCTTTACGTCAAATGGATTTTAGAGATGAAGATATACGTAGAGTAACGCAAAATCTTAATGAAATGGATATTCAAATCAAAAAGATTACTTATGATTTGAATGATAATGGTGGAATTAGTGTCAATATTCAAGGTCTACAAGATTTGAATACCGCTGTAAGTTTAACAAGGAATTATGATCGAGCCGGAGAATATCTTAGTGAAACAAATAGACGTATTATTAAAACCGTAGAAACTCAACTTGAGGCGGAACAACGGTTACAAAAGCAACACGAGAAAAATATTTCAACAATAACAAAGTATAATTCTTCTTTAGATTCTTTGAAATCAAAATATGGTGATAGCAATTCAGCAAAGCCTATTACAGATCAAAGCCATATTAGCCAGCTTAATACTGCTTATCAACAGGTGGAAGCGCGGATTGCGGCATTAAACAATGCTGATGAACATACATTTGCTACATTAAAAGCAGAAGTTGACGCTTCTATTCAACGTGTTAAGGATTTAGCTACTCAATTTCAAAATGCAGAATATTCAGCAAATCAACTTGCGGCAAAGCCAATTAACGTTATTAAAGATAACGAAAATCAAGCATTAAGAGAATTTGAAGCAAATATTAAAGCGGCAGGAATAGATTCCAGTAAGTTTTCTATAAGTATTAGTGATTTGCGCGAGCAATTAGATAAAGTTGGAGATAAAAAATCATTAAGTGAATATCTTAACACTTTATCAACAGTTAAAGCTGAGTTCAAAGCATTAAAAGCTGAACAAAAAGCACAACAAAAAGTTGCACAAGAAAGTGCTGATGTAACAAATGGTAAATTCAAAGAATTACTAAATACTGCAAAACAAATTGATTCTTTAGAAATAAAAATTCGTGGATTAGATGCTAATTCAAATGCAAATCAAATTACAGAACTTTCCTCTCAGTTAGAAAATCTTCGGAAACAATATAGTTTTCTAAGAAACGGTTTAGACGGAAAATTATCTGCTTCGCAACTAAATACGCTAAAACAGACTGCCGGAGATGCAGAAAATAGGCTTAGAGTTTTGGATAGCAAGTTAGAAGATACTAAAAGCAAGATTATCCAGACGTTTAACGATAAGGTCAGGAGCGGGGATTTAGGTTTAGAAATTGAGAAAATCAACACACAGGTTACTGCATTAAAGACAAAAATTGATGCTCTTGGTGACGGTTCTGTACAAACTGAATTGCATTCAACTTTAGAGCAAATCGAGATAGATTTAGATAGCGTTAATAAACTTGCAGAAATGTTTGGTAATTCTGGTTCAATGAATGCAGAACAGTATATTGGTAATATGCGCGTTCTTGAACAAACGATTAATAGAGTTAAAAACATGACACAAACTGCCACGGCTTCTACAAAGCAATACGCAACACAGATGGAAGTTGCTACATTGCAAAACAAAATGGAAACGTGGTTGCTTAAAAATTCTAAAGCTACAAAACAATTTGGAAGCCAAATAAATGCCTTGATTAGCAAGCTCAAAGAGTTGGCTTCGCAGGGAAATGTTGATAAGTCAGAACTAAACAAATTAGCTAATAGTTTTAAGTTGGTTGACCAAGCTGCTGCGGCGGCAGGAGTTAAAGGTAAAACTTTCGCAGACAGTTTGAAGGGCGCATTATCAAGTATTTCGAGATATATAAGTGCCTCAACGCTTATATATTCTGCCATTAGAGCTATTAAACAAGGAATAACAAGTGTTGTTGAACTTGACACGGCATTAGTTGATTTGAGAAAAACCACCGATGGTACAGCCAAACAACTAAGAGAGTTTTATTATACAGCAAACGACACAGCAAAAGCTCTTGGTGTAACCACAAAGGACGTAATTCAAGCGGCGGCGGATTGGAGTCGTCTTGGATATTCACTTAAAGATGCAGAAGAAATGGCTAAAGTTTCTTCTATCTTCAAATCCATTTCTCCTGGAATGGATATGGAACAGGCGACTGACGGTTTAGTGTCAGCGATGAAGGCTTTTGACATTGAAGCGAATGATGCACTTGATGGAATTGCAAGTAAAATTAATGCGATAGGTAATAGCCAAGCGGTCAGTAATAATGATATTGTTGAATTTTTAACTCGTTCATCTTCGGCAATGAAAGAGGCAAACAACACATTGGATGAAACTATCGCACTTGGCACGGCAGCTACAGAAATCACAAGAGATGCCTCATCTGTCGGTAATGCGCTAAAAACAATTTCAATGCGTATACGCGGCTACGATGAAAATACCGAAGAATTTATCGGCGGCATAGAAGTATTAAACGGCGAAATCGCAAGTTTAACCAGAACCGCAAGCGTACCAGGCGGAATTTCATTATTTAAAGATAAAGATAAAACAGAATTTAAGTCAACAACTGAATTGTTGAGAGATATTTCTAATATCTATGATGAACTTACAGATAAACAGCAGGCAGAGATTTGCCTGTGTGTATAGAAATATGCACATAGTACACATTTAATGGCAGGTAATGCGTAAAGCCTTGTACTACAATAGCGGAGAAATCACGCTATGAAAGTGCGAAAGCAGAAATAACACAAGGATGGCATACGGTCAAAAACCTAAGTGCTGAAATAATTGCTGTTCTTGCCGCGAAGCATCCTAACGTAATCTCGCACCACGAGTATCAGTCGAGGATGAACGTTCAGAGACTATCCCGCGAAAGTGGCGTTAATGTAATAATAAAGGTGGAAATCCTGAATAATTAACGCATTAGGAGTACGGCGCAATCGCAAAGGCGTGGGTGAAAATCCCTTAAATGGAAAAGGTGTGGTCGCTACTCTTTTTTTTGAGTGTGATTAAAAAATAGTCCAATCTTTATAGAAATATAAAGTAAATATTATTTAGCTAAAAGGTGAAGAATGAAGTTTGATAAAGAATATGCAACTCAATATGTTAAAGAAATGAAATATTTATTGAGTTGTGGAATAAAATATAGTTTCGTAAAAACAGTTAATGGAATAACAACATATAAGTACAAGAAAACTCCGGAGCTATTTAGGGCTTTGGAGTCTTTTTATTTGATTGAAAATAGGTGATTGAAAGTGAGTTGCAAGAAATATACATTTGATGATTATTATAAAGAAGCAAAGAAAAGAGAGTTTGAGTTAATTTCAGGTGAAGAAGATTATCAAAACGCTTCTTCTTTAATGAAATATATTTGCCCTAAACACCGAGATAAAGGAATACAGCAAACAACATTAGGTAGATTACTTGAAGGTAAGGGATGTTATTATTGCGGAGTTGAAAAAACAGCAAGTAAAAGAAGAAAACCAATCGAGCAAGAAACAATAGATGAGATAAAAGAATTATGTTGTGAACGTGATTTTGAATTTATTAAAATAGCAAGAGAACAAATGGGTGGAGTAAATAAAATTTGTGTTTATTTTGTTTGCAACAAACATAAAGATAAAGGTGTTCAAATTGTTCCTATCAACAATTTTAGAAGGAACAAAAAGTGTCAATATTGTGTGCATAAAAATTTATCCAAAGAGGATATTGAAAAATTAGTGAATGATAAAATGCCGCAAATAAAAATATTGACCGATTATACTATTTTGAATGATGATATAGAATATTGTTGTACAAAACATAATTATTATGGGCATACCACTCCTGCAAATTTGATAAAAGGACGAGGCTGTTATTATTGTGGGCTTGAAAAATTATCAAAGGAATTTTCGTTGTCAACCGAAGAAGTCGATAGAAAGATTAAGAGTGTGAATCCAAACTTTGAAAGAATTGGCGAATATACATATTCAACATCTCCAATGAAAATGAGGTGCAATAAATGTGGCTATACTTGGTATAAATCTTTGGTTAATTTAAGGTTTTGTCCAAATTGTGAAAAAGAAAAAATGTACAAAGGCGAACATATTATTTTTGATATTCTGCAAGAAGAAGGAATTGATTTTGAAATTCAGAAAAAATATGATGATTGCAGAAATATTCGCCCCTTACCATTTGATTTCTATTTGCCAAAATATAATACTTGTATCGAATACAATGGTGTTCAACATTATAGACCTGTTGATTATTTTGGCGGAGAAGATTCTTATAAGCAACAAGTCAAAAATGATGCTATAAAAAGAGAATATTGTAATAAAAATGGGATTGGATTAATTACAGTTCCTTATAAATATGATACGAAAGAAAAAGTGTCTAATTATATTTTTTCTCAATTAAATTAAAAAAAGAAAGCTAAATAATATTTAGAGATGTGTTGCGAACATCTTTAATATAATGAAATCTATTAGAGAAACTTGCCGGTAAACGTCAAGGTCAAATCGTTGCAGCTATGCTAAACAATTTCAAGGCTGTAGAAGATTCTCTTAACACTATGAAAGATAGCGCAGGAAGTGCTATGAATGAAATGGGAATCGTCGAGGAAAGTCTTGAATACAAATTTAATTCTCTGAAAGAAACTGCAACAGGAATATTCCAAAACCTATTCCAATCTGATTCTATGGGAGTTGTAATAGAAACTCTGAGTGGAATACTTTGGTTGATTGATAAATTAACAGGAGCTTTAGGATTATTCGGTACTGCAATGGTTGCAATACCAATAGTCGCCTTTATCAAGAACTTCGGTTGCTCCAACAGGAGTATAGCGCTACCCAGAGGCGCTAATTGGTCTATTATGGGAGAGAAATTATCATATTGGCGATAACAACAATTCCATAAGAAGAAAGTTCTAAAATAACAAAAGGAGAAATTGCTTGAAGTCATAATGCTCACTACACCTATATGGTAGCCGAAAAATAAGGCAAATAGTCAAACCGCGTGTACGGGAGTGAGATTTCTACGGCTAAAAAATAATGCCGGACAGATATATAATTGATAACGAGCAGCGCACCTATCAGTCATTTGATTTGGTTATATAATCCGATAGTAGCAATCGTGCAAGCGATGTCGGGATAAAAGCCTTAATGATAGGAACGTTCAGAGGACACCATTCCTTATAGTGGATAAGAGCCATATCTTATTCGCTATTAACGTATGTTCCAACACACAAAAAAAATGACCGCTCGGAATGAACGGTCAAAAATCACTTTTACAATTATTGCAATGCCATTGATTTACGAGTTTACTTGCCGCGAGGATTCCAAAGGTTGCTCCATAAGCAATTTTTTTAGTGGCTGAAATCTTTTTGACACTCGATGAACCACAGTAGGGACATTTTATGCTTTGTGGCATTATCGTTGGTTTCAGATTTTTGAAGAATGTATGTGCACCGCAATTTACGCACAATCCATATTCTGCACTATCATTTATTCTTCTTTTCAAAGATTTATCGCAACCACATTTCGGGCATTTTACATAAGTGAGTCCAACTGTGATTTCTTGAACGCTCATTTCATCACTTCTCCCCCTGCTTTAATTTATATGTAAATTATATCATACATATTTCAAAAATGCAATTAAAACTTCTGGGAATAGCAGGGTCATCAAGTATAAATGCTGTTGCTGGTGCAATGAGGGGGCTTACGACCGAGGAGCAAATTTCGGCATTAGCTACTACAAATTTATCGGAAGTAGAAATGGCATTGGCTCTGCAAAAATCTGGATTGACTGCTGCTACATCTATTGATATTGCAGCACAAGCAGAAGAAGCAAGAGTAAAAGAAGCAAATGCTGTTAAAACATTAGAATCCGCTGCTGCTGATACAACAGCTACTAATGCAAAAATAGGTCTTTCTGCTGCTACTTCTGGTCTTACAACTAAAATAAAAGGATTAGGCGCAGCCATAAAAGCTAACCCTTATATTTTAGTTATTGCTGCTGTAGTTGCACTTGTTGCTGCTGTTGACTTTTACCAAAAAAGAGTTGAACGTGCAACGGAAGCATTAAAAAATAGTTCTGATGAAATCAAAGGTTTGCAAAGTGAGTTAGACGGTCTTAACAATGAATTAAGTACAACACAAAGCAGAATAGAGGAATTACAAGGAAAATCAACTTTAACGATAGTTGAAAAGAACGAGTTAGAGAATCTTAAAAAAACAAATGATGAACTCGAAAGACAAATTGAATTAAAACAGCGATCTATACAAATTGCACAAGGTAAAAATGTAGGTAATTTTGTTAATGCTGTAAATTCAAAGAAAACTGAAAACGGCGGGGACGGTTGGTGGTTTGGTTATCGTAACTATGGAGATTTCAAAACTTCTCCTTACAAAGACAAAGACCATCCAAATCGTCCAGAAGCCAATACAACTGGTAAAAGCGAAGAACAGTATTATATGTTCCAAGTTAGGCTCGAAGATTACCAAGAGGCAGAAGCAAAATATCAAAAAGCATTGCAAGACGGAAATGAGCAAGAAGCAAAGCAGTGGGAAGAAAGAAAGACTGAATTGAACACCGCTATGTCTGGATATGTTTCAGATATGACGGGATATTTAACTGATTTGGGAGAATATGATTATAGCGCTTTATCAGATGATGCAAAAGCAGCAGTAGATTATATCAATGATATACAAAATGCTTATTTAATGGCAACTGGTAATAGTGGAGATTCTGTATTTTCAAACATTTTTAATCAAGGACGATTCGCAGAAGGCAAAAAAGCAATAGATGAATTAAAAGAATCTGGCAAATTAACTGCCGATACACTTGCAAATCTTTATGAGAGCAATAGTGATGTAAAAGCTCTTATTGATAATATGAAACAGGTTGGCTTAATAAATGATACAACGGCAGATACATTTAATTCACTGACTAACCAAATTATCGGTACATCTAACGCTTTGAAACAAGCAAATACGGAATCTATTGATGAATCTAATAATCTATTTACAAGGTTGATGAATGAAACCGGAACTTCTAAAGACCCGTCATTTGTTGAATCTATTGAGAAGTCAATAGAAAAACTCCAAAAGTTACAAGACGCATTAACCAAAGTCGAAAGCGGTACACTTAAAGATAGTGAAAGAATGTCGCTATTCAAGACATTCCCACAATTAACCGCTTATGCTAATAATTTAAGTGAAGGCATAAAACACGTTACCGAGTCAATGCGTGGTGACATTGTAGAGAAATTCAGCGACCAAATTTCAAAATTCAATGAACAAGGCGCGAGTGCAAGTGAAATCGCACAATTAGAAGCGTATCAGAAAACGGTTTTAGGAATTGCCGACGCTGTTGTAACTACTCAAAATGCGCTATCCTCAATGCAAGCCGTATTCCAAGATTTAGACAAAATCGTTAAAGACTATAACGAAAATCAATACTTTAGCCTTGAATCACTTGAAAAATTAAGTTCAAGTAGCGGTCAAAAGTATCTACAATATCTTACTTACGAAAACGGGCAATTAAAGGTTAATGAAGAAGCCTATAAAAAGTTAGTGTTAGCGCAAATTGACGAAATTGAAACTAAAGCTACACTACAGGCTACAACAGACCTTGAATCATTATCGTCTGAAACTGCGGCGAAGGAATATCTTGCAAAGGTGAACATTGAGCTTGCGGATTCACAACTCACAGCGGCACAAGCGGCGTTCCAATATGCACTTGCCTTGAAACTTTCTGAGGGTGGAAATGTAGCAAAAGCGGCACAAAAGGTAGCTGATAACCTTAACACATTAAGAAACATTTTCGCTTCTGCAAGGGAACAGGCGAAATCTTATAGTGGTGCTATGCTTGGTGCAGCAACTGCGACCGACAAGAAAGCAAAGGCTTCTGAAAAGGCAAAAGACGCATTAGAAAAGGAAAAGACCGCTTTAGAACATAGCAAAGAAGCTCTCGAACAAGAGAAAAAGGCACTTGAAAAGAATAAGAGTGAATACGAAAAGTCTAAAAACGCAATTCAATCGCTAATCGAATGGACACAAAAATACATCAAGCAAATCAAAGAAAACGAAATAAAAGCGTTAGAGGAACAAAAGAAAAAGTTTGATGAAGTTATCGAAAAGCGGAAAGAACAGTTACAAGCCGAAAAGGATTTGCACGAATATGAGAGGTCTTTGAGCGAGAAACAAAACACTCTTGCTTCAAATACACTAAAGGCGGCGAGTGCAAGCCTTGACGATTCTGCGGCTGGTAAGAAAACCTATAAGAAAGCGCAGGAAGAATACAAAACAAGTCAAACCGATTTACAAGACTTTTTGTATAAACACGAAATCGAGGTACGAGAACAGGCGTTAGACAAGCTGAAAGAAGATACTGACAAATCATATCAAGACCAAATTGATAAGATACAAGAATTTCTAAATGATGAAGTCAAAATGTATCGTGAAGCCTGTTCAATGATAGATAATGATAATGGTACTCTGTATGGAAAATTACTTGAATACTGTTTGAATTATACTACAACTGGACGTGCAGAGTTCGACCATATGTGGACAGAAGCGAAGTCTGCTATGGATAAGTACAATACCGCAAACCTTTCTACTATTGACCTGATAAATGATTTACAGGGTAGAATATATGATGTTGACAGTGCAATAGATACATTGACTACCAACATTGAAACCTATGAAAATAGGATTTCTAACCTTAAAAATCAGATTGACGATTTGAAAGACGCAGCTATTGAAGCTAAAAACGCTATTGACGTTGCTAATTCTACTCCGTTAAATCCTGACCCAACAAACGGCAAAACAAGTTTTTGGGTTAAGTATAACGGCAAGAAATATGAAACTGGTTATAATTATAATGGAGATACAAAAGGTAATCGCCTATTAGCTGCGAGTGAACTAACAAAACTTATCGCAAAAGACGTTAGCGGATTTGATAATTATGGATTAGGCGTTGTACAAGGATTGCTTGGTGTTGGCGGTAACGAAACAGGTCATAAATGGACTTACAAATTTGACGGAAAAACATACGAATCGAGAGCCGCAACAAAAACACTCGCTGTTGCCGATATTCGTTCGCAACTTGCTAAAAAATATGGAAATTCAAGTTTCGTGCTCGACCAAGTTTATGGCAAAATTACAGGATATGCAGAAGGCACAAAATCCGCAACTGGTGGTTTACATATCGTTGACGAAGAAGGCTTATTCTCTGAGTTTATTCCATATCAAATAGGCAAAGGCAGGTATTCGTTCTTACCAGAAGGAAATCCTGTGTTTAGCAAAGCTATGACAAATACTATGTTTGATTTTGCAAGTGACCCAACGAAATTCGTGAATAACGTAATCAAAAATTCGTCAAAGAAAATTAATGGAGATACAAATATTAGTTCCGCGCCAGTTTATAACATTTATGGAAAGATTGATAATGAAACCCTGAGTAAAATGGATAAACAAGAAAGACAAAGATATGAATTATTTAAGAAACAGTTTATGTTAGAGATGTTAAGAGAGAAAAATAATTTATAAGAAAGGAAGTGGGTAAGCAATGGGCAGACTTGATATGTTTGAATATGCTGGTAAAAATTCGAGTATATATAATCTTGTTTCCTGTGAAATTAATAAAGACTATCGCAATCTCATTTCTGGTGCTGAATATGAACCTACCGTTGATACTATCCCGCATTCCGCAACTCAATTACTCCTGGGGCTTGACTATTCTGGCAAGCCCCTTGAATTTGATTTGGAGATTATAAATCCTGATGGGAATATCCCATTTAGTCAAGTTGAGGAAATTAAGGATTGGCTGTTTGGTCAAAATGGTTGGAAGAAATTTGTCGTAATAAATGAGCGACAAGATTATTATTTGAGAGCCTTGCTGATTCCGAGCGAGGATATAATGGATGTTAATGGATATAGAGGGTTTAGATGTAAAGTAAGGAATGATAGTGGATTTTGGTATAGAGATGAGAATGTCGATATTCCTTTGACTTTTCAAGGCGATTATGACGGCGCATATCAGCATATAAAGAAAAGTATTAAATTAGACTTTATTCCCGACAGAATGGAGATTAATCCCATTGTAAAATTTAATACTTTACCCCCAAGACGTGTATTGAGAACCGCGACGGTTCAATGCGCAACGGACGGAGAAATCACATACACAGATTCGGAATATGACAGCATTGAATCATCTTATTTTTTGGTTTATACATCAAGTGATGGAGATAGGATAAGCGGCGAGTACGATTCGGCAAGTGGAGTATTTTTGGCGACCGTATCAAGCAATCTTGTGGCGGGCAGAGAATATTTTATAAAATATTATGTTCCAGTAAATATGAATAGTAGTTCGTATTGGAATGAGGGCGGAAAATTTACGCTTTACTTCATCAATACCTTAAATGATTCTGTTTTGGCTTTCAAAGGAATACAAGGACAATTTTCGGTTTCTGCCGATTGTAAATACGGTACATTTACAAGAACACAAAACGGCACGACAGAGAATGTAAACCTTTTATATCCTCCGTATATTGACAATACAACTAAGTATTCAAATCTATTTTATCTTTCACGCGGAGAGAATAAATTTAAGATTTTCTTGAATTTGTGGACTGCTGATAACGGAGCGGCTTATGTAAGAAATATAAGTGACAATATATTTGTCGGTAATAAAATAACAATTTCTTTTACATCTCTACATAGAATTGGGGGATTCTAATGAAGCGATTGAATAAAATTCCCAATGTAATTCTATATCAAATGAATAAAAAGGATTCTGTCGGTATATTAAGGAATATAAAAGGTTTTGAATGTGATTATAATTTTAATTCGACCTCAGAAATAAAATTTGAAATTCCCAAAAAGATATATGATAGCGAAAAATATGAATGGATAGATAATCCTCATTATGATGATGTGAAAGAGGATATGCTTTTATATTTAGCAGACCCGACGGAGCAGTATAAATTTAATGGCAGTCCTATTTTGAGTGATAGCAATTATTCTCTTAAAAGTTTAAGTAATACCACTGTAAGACCAGAATCTAATATGAGATATGATGCGAATGGCGGAATAAATGGTTTTAAGTTACAAGAAGAAACGCTCCTATATGATTTAGGATTATCAAAAGGCTATACTTGGGAATGGCAACATTATTATGATTCGCACAATAATTATGCGGAGCAAAAGGCAGTAACCGATACTGTACAATATGAAGGATTTGTTGGGTATAAGCATTTATGTTGCAATAGTTATATCCCTGTTGAAAATGGAGACGTGGTGGCTTTACGCTCTGGTGTAACAGGAAGTGCATCATTCCCGCGAGGTTCATTTGCATATAGAGGATATTTATATACGGATAATGATAGTACAACTATGATAAAGAATTTGCTTTACAATGATGATACTACATATTCATATTCAAACGCAAGTTCGGTTAGTAGAACTAACGTTAGCCATATAGAAACAGAAAAGAAAAGAAAATACGTGGAAATAACCGCCACGGAAAATGGCTCTTTAACTATTACCGATGTTGATGGAATACCTTATAACGTAGGTGTGGCTATAAATCCTTACGTCACAAGTTCTATTGCGGGTACTTATAGTAATTATGTTTTTACGGCGACCAACCCCAGTGACATTGTTGCTGGCACAAAATATTCTGTTGATTATTATGTAAATATCTCAGCAAGTCTGTCAAGCGGATATATGCGCTTTGATTGCGTAGACCAAAAGGCTACAAGAACCACCAGTAATGGTAAAACAACTTGGATGTGGCATTTAATGCCCGAAAATTATGTTCAAATATATAGTGGGTTAAGAAATGTTACAAGTTTTAACGTTGGTGAAAAATCATCATATGCTATTAGACAAGTTTGGTGGGTAATAACAAACACCGAGGAAAGTAACGACGGCATCAATAAGATTAAAACGGTGACGGCGAAATCATATGAACATATATTAACGCAAAAAACGTTTTCAATGTCCGAAGGCACTATGCCGCTTTTCTTCCCCGACAAAATATATAATCTAATTACTTCTTCGGATTGGCGCAGAGATGTTTGGATAAACACAAGTAACACGAAAAGCGAATCAAAAGGCGCACAAAGATGTAATAGAGGTATTCTAAATCAGATATTAGATTATTTGCCGGATTGGAAAATTGGATATGTTGATTCTGAAATAGTGTCAAGCGTTCCAACTGCAACGCTATGTTGTAAATATCGTAGTTTGGACGAGGTAAATAATGAACCTGTTTATTCTTTCTTAATGAATGAAATCGAGAAAGCTTATCATTGTTTCTTTATTTTTGATAGTGAGAATATGACGATAAATATTATTAGCGGTAATCCGACCTCTGTGGATAGTAATGGCGCACCGCAAAAAGAAGGTATGGTTGGTTCTTCTTCCAATATTGTTTTGACGTGGAGTAATGCAATCAAAAATACGAATATTAAAGCAACAGAGGATAGGGCTGTTACTGCATTAAGAGTACATACCGCCGAAGATGAATATGGTATGGGTTTGATTAACCCGACAGGAAATGATATTCTATATAATTTCACGGCTTATAAATCTCAAATGCAATATGTAGCAGACCCCGACAAAAATCGTACTTTGTGGGAGGCTATTGTGGCTTGGCAAACTGAATATAATAGCCAAAAATCAAGTTATCAATCTGCTGCGCAAACATATGTTGGGAAACTGCTTGAAATAATACAGAATGAATCCTCGTTGTCGGAAGCGCTTGCAAAATACAGAAGTGTTGCCGATAAGATAAATGTTGGCGCAGAATCACAGGGTATAGCTATTAGATATTTGGATTATCCGATTTATTATTCAGACATAAATTTGGATGTAACAGAAAATTACAGAAAAAGACACGTTACGGATTTATATAGTGCATCTAAGAGCTATTATGAAACATTATCAACAAGAGATAGCAATGTAAGCACGAGAGATTCTAATTATAGAACTATGCGGAGTATTAGAAACAAATTAACTATGGATTATAATACCGCTGTCGCCCAAGAGGGATATGCCGTCCTATCTCCCCAAGAAGTATTAGAACTTCAAAAATTTATTGTCGAAGGCGATTGGACTAACGAGAACGCCGTGTTCTCCGAGAATTTTTCTGCGGCAGATATAATAAGCACATTAAAAAGCGTATATGCCGAAGCTAAAATCGACCACGACAATTACATTTCGCAACAATGCTATGAGTTTGATGTTTCTTCAACTAACATTATGGATTTGGACGGTTTTGAGAAGAACTTAGATGATTTGACTTTGGGAAGAATGGTTACTCTGCAACTGAATAGCGGTGATTGGCAATTCCCGATTTTGATGGGTTATCACATCGACCACGCGGACGATAGTAACTTCTCAATGACATTCGACACAAACTATTCTAATAAGCCGCTCAAAAAGAGATTTGCAAAATTATTTGATGCTATTAATCAATCAAGTAGCAGTTCAAATTCTTATACATATGAGGATTAATTATGAAATTAATAAAAAGAAAGGAGGGCTTTTATGAGTTATTCTTATGATGATGTATATGTCTTACACGCTTGGAGAGATAATAGACGGCGTTTAGTATTGACTCAAGGCGAGGGATATAGTGGCACGATAACCGATAACGATGTTATTAAAGCACCTCGATTTCAGTTAAGAGATGAGCGCGATGTTATAGAAATCCCGTCATCTGGAAGCCCAAGTGTCCAACTTGCGGTTACGCGCTCAAATCACACAGAGGATTTATTGGCTTGCACAGTTGTAGATAGAGAGAACGGAATTATTTCTTGCCCGATTACAAAATCATTGACAGATGTTGCCGGAGAGGTCAAAGGTGAAATCCGCTTAGTCACCGCCAACTCGGTTACTAAGTTTTATGGTGTGGATTTTTATATTTTCGATGGCGTATCAGATGCAGCGGCGGCTCAGAGTTCACAATTCAGTGCGCTCATTGAGGCATTACAACAAGTAGGTTTGGTTATTAGTGGTGGCTCATCTGGAACGGTTGCTTTAGATACTGTTATTCAGTATAACGGTACTAAGCCCGTGGCAAGCGGAATTATTTATAATTATTTGCAAGGTAACTATCGTCAAATATCTTTTGCTCACGAAAATAATGAGAGTTCATATGATGACGGTGGCGTATATATTGATGATGCTACCGATATTATGAAAATGTATTATGTAAAAAATTCAAATGGAGCAAGAGTTGGTATTCTATTTTGCGTGCAAACTCCGGGATATAATTATGGTACACAGGTAAAGATAGACGCTTATGGTAATATAACAACCCGTGTAAAAACAAAAGAAAGTGGAGAAGCGGATTACACTTGGAAAAGTTGGACACCCGTTGGAACAACGAGAAATATTCAAGATGGCGCAGTCACAACGCCAAAACTTGCAAACGGCGCAGTGACCTCTGCAAAAATCGGAAGTGGCGAAGTTAAAACAACTAATGTTAATGATGGGGCTGTTACGACCGCAAAAATCGCAGATAGTGCAGTTATCGCGGGAAAACTTGATTCAAATGCGGTTACTACTCAGAAAATTGCTGATAGTGCGGTAACGGCAGATAAATTAGGCTCATCAGCGGTAACAACTGCAAAAATAAATGACGGCGCGGTAACGGCTGACAAACTTGGCTCATCGGCGGTCACAACGGGAAAGATAAATGATGGCGCAGTAACAAATGGAAAACTTGCGGATGGCGCGGTTACTGAAGGTAAAATAGGTAATGGCGCGGTAACACAAGATAAAATAGCAAGTTCTGCATATGAAACGACCCCGACAAACGGAAGTTCAAAATTCATAACTTCTGGCGGTGTATATACTTTTGCAAATGGTAATTTTAGGAAATATAAATCTATTACTTCAAGCGAAGTGGATGATGCCATAGACCAACAAACATTATATTCTGTTTATTATCAAGGATTTTTTAGCATTTTGTATTGTGTTGTTGGTTCAAGCAATCGCACTCAATATTTACATAAATCAACGGGAGATGTTTTATATAGAAGTCAATCTTTATCTGATGCTTGGGGAGATTGGAATGATTGGAAATATGTTGCCTCTCAAAATGTTTATAGGAAATCAAGCCGTCCAACCACAAGTAGCGCAAGCAAATTGTGGGATATACGTTGGTACACAGATAGTTCTTCGGTAGAGCATTGTTATCAATTAACAAGTATCGGCGGCACTTCTGAAAATCCTGTATATAATTGGACTGAAATTGCAACTTCTACATCTCTTGCTAATCAAGTTGTTGTATTTTCATATACCCTTACGTCAAATGGGTGGAACGCAAACAATGAACAGACAGTAACGAAACCTTCTTCTTATGTGGTTACAAGTGACGTTATCGCAGACACGGAAATCGGTAGCACAGCCTATAATCAATTATGCGCGGATGGCTGCGGTGGAATCTATATTTCGTCCGAGCGAAGCGGCAGCACTCTTACCCTCACCGCCCACGCCCTCAATAACAAGCCGACCGCCAATGTAACTATTCAAGTTACTCTAACGAAAGTGAGTGATTTGAGTGAATAAGAGAAAAAATATGTGTGTCAATAAAACTACAATTTTATCGGCATTTTACACCTCTATTTTAGAGGGTTTGCGTATGCTAACTTGGAGGTGATTTTGATGGCAAACGTGAAATTATTTGATAAATATGGAAATGAGATAGACCATCTTACTCAATGGGATATGAACGTCACTTTGAAGATTACAGACTTCAATTATGACATCGCGCCCGTTTGTCATTTTGCGAAACGTTACGATAAAGAAGCAATAACCGTTACCTCTACCCTATCCGATAATACTGTATCTGTTGTAGTGCCGAACATCCTGTTAAGCGACGAGAACAAAAGAGCAGAACCAATAAAAATGTATGTATTTTTATATGAGTCTGAGGAAAAATCTGGAAGAACAATTTATGTTATAGATTTGCCGGTCGAAACGAAACCGAAGCCAAATGATTATGAGTATGAAGATAATGTCGAAGTCGTTCAGTTGAGCGAACTGCGGGTTAAACTTGAGGCATTGGTAACGAAAGCCGAGGAAACCGTTGATACAAAAATTGATGAGTTGAGTAATTCGTATCAAGCGACAATTACAGAAATCCGCGTCGCGATTCAAGCCGACGTTGAAAATCTCAATACTCAAATAACCAACGCAAATACAAATCTTATAAAAGAAATTCGTGATAACAATACACAATTAACTTCCGATATTCAAGCCGCAAAATCTCAGCTCAATTCTGAAATAGAATCCGCCTTAAACACACTTTTGAACGGCATTGAAGATGGTAGCCCTAAAGGTATATTTGCAACTGTCGCTGATTTAACAAATAAACCAAGCGGAATTTACTTAATGGTTAATCCCGAGAGCGCGGATAATGGATATATCTTCTATTGGAGCGGAACTGAGTTATCGAATAGGCTGTTGTACTATGCCGGAATGATTATCAACAATGGCTCGGTGACTTATGAAAAACTCGCGGAAGATGTAAAAAGGAGATTTTATCGGTTCTTGGATTATGTATTGCTTGCAAATGATTGGGTAGATGGAAAACAAGTTGTAGATATTTCGGATGATTATACGACAACGGCAAAAACAAAAGTAGATATTGAAATTAGTGAAACAACAAACAATCAAATGCTAAGAGATGATTGCGCCGCGATTTACATTACGACAAATGAAGAAAATGACGGCGAACTTTTAGCGCATTATATTGGTAATCCGCCAACTGCGGATATTACTGTACAATTAAATATAGTCGAAACATATTAACGACATCGTGATTTTTATGAATCGCGGTGTTTTTTATTTTATAGGAAAGAAGGTTAAAAATGATTATAGGTAAAATTGCTTATGCAGCATCTCCCTCGCAAGAGGATAATCGTGTGTTTGACACACAATCTGCGTTAAATACCTATCTGTCATCTCCTAATGCTAAAGCGGGGCAAGGTGTAAAACTTTTGGACTCTACAAGCGGAAGATATAAGGCTTACATTATTCAGGGTACAACTGGTAATTTTACAACTACCCCGATGGGCGCGGGAGATTATGTCGGAAATCAGCTCCCTTCTGTTGCGGACGGAGATAGAGATTTAATTTATTTCATTTACAATAGTGCTGATGACATATATCAGCAGTATCGCTTTAATGGAACGAAATATGTTCTTGTTGGCGGAAATTCATATTCTAAAGCACAAACATACACCAAAACTGAGGTCGATAATAAAATTGCCAATAGTGGTTTTATGAAACTTGCAGATGACTCTATTGATAATATTAGAGTTCCCGCCGCAAATTCTGTTCCAGATACAACCTCTGCGGCTTATACCGCTTTAAGTGTTGGGCAAGTGTTTGTGTGCGTTATTGATGAAAAGCAAACTTATTGGATTAAACAAAGTGCTTCTGACTGCATTGACATTAGTAAAAGTGGGCTTAAATTTGATGGCGGAAAAGTTGACGAAGAAGGCTTGTTGCACCTTACGTTAAACGGTGTGGATATTGCTGGATTTGACCCGTTTTACGTTGGAACTGGCGGAAGTGGCGGAGGTGCTGGCATCAACCTTTCAAACGTCGTAAAGTCCACCTCTGTTCGCAATGGTGCTAATGCAATATTTAGTTTTATTGCCACGGAAACAGGCGACCAAGATATTACGGTTAAATGGTACGTTGATAACGTCCTTATTGAAACTCAACCAGACAGGGCAAGCGGCTCAACTTTTAGTTTTAATGCAAAAGATTATTTGAAACCATCAGATACAAGCGTTGTTAAAGCCGCTATTACTTCCGTTGGCGGTGCAAAATTAAACAGACAATGGAATGTTACATCAACAGCATTTTCATTATCTTGGGGCGAGGGAATTAACCCAATTATGCTCCAAACTACAAGTGAAAATGTTTACGTTGTGGTTAAGGTATCTGCGCAAGCAAATTCTGAAAATGTTGTAACACTGTCTATTGGAAATTATAGCACTTCAAAAACAGTTACGGGAAGCAGGGATATTACATTTGAGCTTACTCCAAATAAATTTGCGGCTGGTGCAAACGAAATAACTGCGATTATGGCATCAAGTTCAGATTTAAGTGATACTTCTGACCCGATTAGTTATACAGTTATTTGGGGAATTGGAGTCAATGCGCCCGTAGTAGCTTTCGCTAAGTCTACACTGAGCGTGTCGCAGTATGATACTGCAATTATCGACTATTTTGTTTACGACCCCGAAAATGAAACGGCATCTTGCACAATGCAATTTGGAAGTGCAACCCCTCGTAGTTTAAGTCCTAACCGTACAATGCAGACAATTCCATATTCGCCGCAAAACTACGGCACGGAGACCGTGACTCTAACTTGTGGCGCAAGTTCAACAACTATGACATTAACTATTGTTAAAAGCGATTATAATATCGGTATGGTTACTGGTGATAACCTTAGATATATTATTGACCCAACTGGTCATAGTAATACAGACGCAGATAAAACAAGTTTTGGTAGCCTAACATTTAGTGCGGGATTTGACTGGGTTAATGGCGGATTCCATACGGACACAGATGGTGCTGCTTTTGTTGTCAAGAAAGGGCATAGAGCAACATTGCCACGCCAAATTTTTGGTGATGCCGATGGTAACGGAAAAACTATTGATTTGTCATTCAAAATTAAGAACAGTGATTTATATGATGCTGTTGCAATGCAGGAATTAAACAATGGTGAAACTAAAGGTTTAATTCTTAGGGCTAATGAAGGTGAATTTAGACTAAATAATGCAGCTGGACAGAAATTTAGGTATTGTGAAGATAATAGAATTGATTTATCAGTGAATGTCGAATCCGTTGTCGGTCAGCGTGTAATGACAGTGTGGCTCGATGGTATTCCAGCTTTGGTAAACCAATACACTGCCGGCACATTGGTTCAAGATGAAAATTCTCTTGTTATTGGGTCAGACCATTGCGATGTGTGGGTTTACGCAATTCGTGTATATAATACTTCTCTATCATTTAAGGATATGATACAGAACTATATTTCTCTTGCTCCAACAATTTTAGGAAAAATTCAAAGATGTCAAGTGAATAGCGTTTATTCTGGCGATGCAATATCTAAAACGTTATTGCACGCAGCTTGTCCAGATTTAACAATAGTAACCATTGAGGCTAACAGAATCCCTGGTGGAAAAGATAAATCTGATTATGTTGATGCTTTGGTGACTATTCAAGATGGTTCAACTACATTGTCTTTGGGTAGCGGAACAAGGTATAGATTACAAGGTACTTCGTCTCTAAATAAGATACGCTCGGCTGGTAACTTGGATATAGATTTTTCAAAAACGGATAAAAAATATAAAATTTCAGAAAGCTCTATTCCAGTTTCATATCTAAATATAAAAGTTAATGTTGCCTCATCCGAAAATGCAAATAATGTGTGTGCCGCAGATGAATACAATGCACGTCAACCTTATATTGTACCTGCGAGAGCTACTGCCGGAGTTAGAGATACTATTGAAGGTAAGCCTTGCGCTGTATTCTTTACTAATTCAAGTGAAAATACAGTTTGGGCTGGCTCGCAACAAGTGCCATCACAGGCAACAATTTTGTATGCAATGGGCGATATTTGTAATAGCAAAAAGAACCTTGAAGTCTTTGGTCAGGATGGAGAAGGTGAACATTACGCTAAAGGTTGTATTGAAGTATCTGGTAATGATACAATGGCTCAACAATTTAGAGCAACTTCAACTTATAATCCGACAGATGATGAATGGCAAACAACCGTTATTGAGGATGGAAAAACTGTAATTAAGAAAGACTATGAGTGGAGAGCTGAACCAAAGGATGAGGATTATACCGAAGTTATTAATGCTTGGAACGATGCGGTGGCTTGGGTAGTATCAACAAATATGGCGGCTGCTACAAATGATACTCTTAGCCCTTCTGTTACTTATGATAATGTAGAATATACTACTGATTCTGCGGAATATAGATTGGCGAAGTTTAAAAATGAAGTTGGCAACTATTTTGCTTTGACCTCCTTATTGTATCATTTCTTATATTTAGAGTTCTTTGCCGCACTCGATAATGTATCTAAGAATACATTCTATTCATATGAGTATGACACAACGGCTAATAAATATTTGTGGAATATTTGTAAGAACTATGATGATGATACAATTCTTGGTTGCGACAATGACGGAAAACCGCTTGTTGACTATGGCGTTGATTTTGGAGAGATTGTGTCTGGTCGTTCACCATTTAATGCAGAAAGTAATACTATTTGGGTAAATATTCAACAGGTTTTTACAAATGAATTAAGCGACTTATATAAAGATTTGCGTGGTAAGAAGGCATTTGATGCAAACTTAATTATTAGCAAATGGGACAATTATCAAGCGAAAAGACCTCACGCGGCTATGGCTGCCGATGCTTATAATAAATATATTCTTCCATATAAAACAACAGGAGTTATTGTCGGAAACGACACAGAACCAAAGGGATATGATGATACATACCTTAGTAGTTTGCAAGGGTCAAAAACATATCCGAGAAAACAATTTTTAACTTATCAATCAAAATATATGGATGGTAAGTACGGATATTATATTCCTGGTTCTGCAATCACTTTAAGAGCAAATGCTACTGTTGGGACAACAGAGAATATTACTGTTAAAGCATATGCTAAAACCTATGTGACTCTTGTTGTTGATAATGGTACAAAAGTTTCTCATAAAATTGCAAAAGGTGGCACGGCAGTATTTGCAAACACATCAGTACACTCAAACGCTACTATCTATTTTACTCCTGAGAGTTTAATAGAATACGTTGCTCCACTTGCAACGACAAATGCAACAACATTTACTGCGGCAGGTGCAAATAAATTAAGCAGTGTAGAACTTGGCGATGGAGAAAATACAAATACATCTTGGGATGCAAACACGGGGCTTACAATCCCATCCGAAGTATTAAAAACACTATCTATTCGTAATTTGACTAATTTTTCGCAAAATCTTAACTTGTCGGCTAATGCGGAACTTGAATCCCTTGATACAAGAGGTACAAATGCCGGAATTATTACTTTGCCATCATATGCACCCCTTGAAACTATTAATCTTAACTCTTGCACTGGTATTAAAGCATTTAATCTCAACAATGTTGAAACATTCACAATGGAAAGTGGAAGTAATTTAATAGACGTTCGTGTGGAAAATTGCAACAATACTTTCTGTAACGCGCTTATTCCGTATTTGACAAATGCGACCAATTCAAGCAGTTTGGCTACTCGTAGAATACGAATGATAGGAGTTAATTGGACTTTGACTAATGCGCAACTATTATTGAACATTGCTGATAAGTGGAAGGGTTACAATAATTTGGGAGATGAGATAAATAATCCTGTTATTGAGGGAACAGTTACAATTAATTCTATTACGCAAAGAGCGTTAGATACATTGGAAAATACTTTTGGTGCTGGATTAACTATTATTCCTAAAAGAATTATTACGGAATATGAAATCACTTATCAAAACTATGATGGTACGCTATTAGGAACTGATTATGTTCAAGAAGGTTATACAATTACAGACCCGTTCACGCAAGGATTATTTGAAACACCGACTAAGCCAAGCACTTTATCGTCAGACTTTACATTTGATGATTGGGATAATCCAATTACTGGTGCTATTTGGGAAAATAAGACTTTCACGGCGACCTATACTGAAACAGCAAGAGAATACACTGTGAAATTTGTAGTCATTGATAATAATGACGTAGAACACGAGAATTATTCTACTACCGCAAGTTATGGTGGAACAACTCAATGGGCTGGAACGATTACTCCAACCACGGAGGCTTTATCTGAGGCTTCATTCCCGATTTTCAGAGATTGGAAGTGCGGTAGCTCATACTTTGATTTAAGAGAAACATTTGAGATTACACAGGCTTTGGCAACTCCGTTTGTATCGACTGGAATAATTAAGTTAGAAGCACGTTTCTCTCAATGTGGATTACCCGCGAAAGTGGCAGATAAAACACAATATGATTATCTATGGACTAATGATACTGAAAACTTTACAAGTGCATATACCTTAGAAGGTTTATATGCTATTTGTATGTCAGAACAGTATAAAGAATACCTTGATTATGGCGATAAAATTCGTATTTCATTGAAAGATACGGGTGCTATTACCGACAAGGCAATTATCTATTCTGTTCAAGGTTTTAATCATTATGAGAAATCAAATAGCCCTATTGCTAACACTCGTGATATTTCTGAAACAAAGAGAGCTTGGGCAAGAGCTGCGACCAATGAAGAATTGCCGGATGGTGCGGTTAATATTGGTGGCACAACATATACACACGATACAGAAGCATATCGTATTGCTATGTTCAGAAAACAGTATATGGCTCACGTTGTATTTGGTTGTGTGGATGTATATAATGCGGGACACGCAATTCATAGTGGTAATACTAATGTCGGTGGATATGCTCTTTCGCAGCTTCCGACATATATTACGAATACTATCGAACCAACTCTGCCGGATATGTTAAGGTCAATGATTACGCCTGTAAAGATTTGTTCAAATGGCGGACAAAATGCTCCTACTACCATTACTACTTTGGTTTGTAATTTATTCCCATTCAGTTATACCGATGTTGGTTTTGGACAGACTTCACCTTTTGTTGATGAGGTTTCTGATTATGCTGAAACTACCACCCTACCCGTCTATTCTTCTGCGGCAGCAAGAATTAAAAAGCAATTCAATTTGACGGGTACGGGTTCTGCTGTCAACTGGTGGTTGCGTTCGCCCTATACGGGGAGCACCTTCTCCTATTACTATGTCGGTGCGAACGGCAACAGCTTCAGCTACACCGCCGACAACGGTTATTCGCTGGCTCTCGGCTTCTGTATGGGGTAAAAAAAATATGAATATACAAGTCAAAACAGAAGCAATTTCAAAAGAATTAAATTATAATTGGGGAAACTTCTCGTTTCCCCTTTTATCATACAAAAAACAAATAATTTTATAAGAAAGGATGTGGCTTATGTGTCAGTTCCTTTGTTTGATAGGTCAAGTTCTCCAATACAATTTATTGAAGATTCAAAAACATTAACTAAAGATATTGTCGCTTGGTCAAAAAATCAAAGTAAAAGGTCTTACGAAATTATCGTTGAGCCAATAGTCGAAAATGTTGTCAATATACAATATTATTCCTATTTGGCAAATAAAACACGATTAAATTCTGAGGAAAATTACGATAAAAGAACCAAATATTTTGATTTAGCACTTGAAAACGCCAAAGATTTTCATAGGCGATTAACGGTGAACTATCAATCCAGTATTAATAAAATTTCTGATAATCAGTATCAAAAATGGATTGGTTTATCGGTTAATATAGGGAAACAAATAAAAAATATAAAAAAGAGTGACAAAAAGAGGATGAAAGACTAAGATGTTTTATAATATCTTGGTTTTCATTATATATTGGTTTTATGCTAAAAATTTGTTCGTTGTTCTGCTGTCAACTGGTGGTTGCGTTCGCCCAATACGGGGAACACCAACAACTATTACAATGTCAATACGAACGGCAACAGCAACAACAACAACGCCAACAACGGTAATTCGCTGGCTCTCGGATTCTGTGATTATTAAATTGTTAAGGCTCTCGCCTTCCAAGTAGTCTAAGATGATATGTCATCTTTTGACGAAGAAGTAATTTTCTTAAATTACAGAAGGAGTATAAAACCTTTCTCAAATAATATTGAGATAAATTAGCGTTTTCTTCCAATCAAGGCTGGCACTTGGTATTGGAACAAAGGAGCGCACACATATTATTATGAAAGAAAATAATAAAACATTTGAAGAAGTATTTTCATTTAGTAATTTATTAAAAGCGGGAAACGATTGTCAAAAAGGCGTTAAGTGGAAAACAAGTGTTCAAAGCTATAGTGCTAATATACTTGTAAATACATACAATACGCAACAAGAATTATTGAATGGCACGTTCAAATATAAAAGTAAATTAGAATTTGATTTATATGAACGCGGTAAGGCTCGTCATATAAAAAGTATGAATATTAAAGAAAGAGTGCCACAAAAGGCATTGTGTGATAATTATATTCTTGAAATTATTGAACCACTTTTAATTTACGATAATGGAGCTTCTTTGAAGGGAAAGGGATTAGATTTTTCTTTAGATAGATTAAAGGCAATGTTGCAAAAGTATTATCGGAAGAATGGTAATGTCGGATATGCTTTAGTTTTTGATTATAAAAATTATTTTGGAAGTATAAATCACAGAATTGCAATAGAGCTAATAAGTAAATATGTCAATGATTCTCGTATATTGGATTTTATTAAACAGAGTTTGCAAATATATGCAGATGTTAAAAATGAAGATGGAGATTATGTTGGCATTGGTTTGGGTAGCCAACTATCACAAATATTTGCTTTATTAATGGGAAACCCGATAGACCATATGATTAAAGATAAATATGGATATAAGTATTATATTCGTTATATGGATGATGGAATTATTATTCATAACGATATAGAAAAACTAAAAGAAATATTGGAATTAATAAAAATTGAATCCGCAAAATATGGTTTATCTTTGAACGAAAACAAAACAAATATCGTTAGGATAGACAAAGGGTTTAATTTTTTGAAAAAGAAAATAATTCTCAATCCCAATGGCAGTATTTTAGTAAAGTTATCTAAGCAATCCATTACACGAGAAAGACGTAAATTAAAGAAGTTACAAAAGAAGTATAAAAATGGGAAGATGCCATTAGAACATATTGAAAACTCATATAAATCTTGGCGTGGATTTGCGCTTAGATACAATTCTTATAATTCTGTTAAAAATATGGATAATCTATTTAAGGAATTATTTGGTTATATTCCGCCCTATCCCAAGAAATCTAAGAAACGTTCAAAAAGAAACGGAGGGAAGTAAGTGTTCTATAAAGTTATTTATGATAAAACCGTTATTGATGTATTAAATGGTTTAATTTATATTTTATATCAACCATTAAACAATATTTATTTAATCTGCGGTGCAAATGATTCTCCCTGTGGAATACAATCTTCGACACAAGAAACCTTTTATCACCTTGAAGGTATGAATGAATTTCCAAACTCTGATTTCAAGACGGTGAAATTGGTTGAAATAGATGAAGAAGAATATGAAATATTAAAAGAGGCACTTGGGCTTAATGAAGAAATAATTTATGATGAACCAGAAGAAGATACCGAACCAACAGATGATGAAATAATATACGACAATACTTTGGAGATGGTTAGGAATCAAAAAATTAAAAGAATGTCCGCTATTTGCGAACAAAATATTGTTAATGGTATTGACGTAGAACTTTCAGATGGAGACCTTCGTCATTTTTCATTGACAGTGCAAGACCAATTAAATTTAACAAGTTTGTTTGAATTAGTCAAAGCAGGAGAAACAAGTATCGCCTATCACGCAGACGGAGAATTATGTAAATATTATCCGGCGGAAGATATAATTGTAATAGTAAATAGGGCAAAAGAATTAATCACTTATCATACTACATATTTTAATAGTTTACAGTCTTATATTTTAGCGTTAGATAGCATTGAAGCTATCGGCGCGATTGAATACGGGGTTGAAATACCCGCGGAATATCAATCAGATATATGGAAAGAAATAAATCAAGATGAAAGTGATTAAACAATTATTCAAATATGTCGTTCTGTTCTTAATCGGCGGGGCGACATATTTTTGCATTGAAATGTTGTGGCGTGGTCATAGTCATTGGACTATGTTTATTGTTGGCGGAATTTGTTTTATATTTTGCGGCGGAATCAACGAATGGTTTGATTGGGATATACCATTATGGAAACAAATGCTGATATGCTCGGTCGGTATTACTGTAATAGAATTTTTGGCGGGCATAGCGATTAACCTAATATTCAAACTTAATGTGTGGGATTATAGCAATCAACCATTTAATATCTTAGGGCAGATTTGCTTATTATATTCTTTTCTGTGGTTTTTGCTATCTCTTTTAGCTATTGTTGCAGACGACTTTCTGCGATATTGGTTATTCAACGAAGAAAAACCGCATTACAGATTATGGTAACTATTATGAACAAAGTATTTTGTAAATCCCGCTCGTCAATACCAAAATTCGTTAAAGAATATATGCCGAAAAAGAAAACAGCAAACATTAAAGAGGTGATTTTATGAAATATCTAACGAATGATAAATATGCAGCAGAGTTAGAGAAGATAAAGAGAGAGAATCGCCAAAAACTTTTGAAACGCAGCTTGCGGGCGGAAAAATCAAAATATAAGAAAAAAATCCACATAGAAACAAGTAAGTTGATTGCGATTTACTTGTTTATTTTATTAAATGCCATTGTAGTTTATGCAATGATTTCGATGTGGAAATTTGCCGACCTTTCATATCTCGGAGTCCTTATTACGGACATCGCCGCGCAAATTCTAATCTACGGAATCTATTGTATGAAAGCATACAAAGGTAAAAAATCAGAAGAAGAAATGAAATTTAAGAGAGAGAAGTTCGGAACGCTCAATGATGTGCTTTCGGCGGGAGCTGATTGCCAAGAGCCTGTTCCGCCCAAAAATGGTGACGTTCTCACCGACAGAAATGAATATGACACGGAGGAATAAAAATGTTAAACGGTATTCAGAATTTTTTACAGTTTATCAATGATAACTGGACAGCAATCATTATTATTATTTCGTTAATTATCGCTATTGTTCAAAAAGCGCGGAGTTATTTCAATAAATCAAATGCCGAGAAAATTGAAATCGCTAAAAAGCAGATTTCGCAGGTCGTTCTAAAACTGATTACAGATGCGGAAGCGGATTATAATGATTTAGTTTCTGCTGGCTCTATCAAGAGGTCACAAGTAATTCAAAAGATTTTTGCGGATTATCCCATTCTTGCAAAAGCCGCCGACCAAGAAAAAATCATTGAATTTATTGATGAAGCAATTAATTCTTCCTTAAAAGAACTCCGCAAAATTGTGGCGGAAAACGCAGAAGAACAAAGTGATAATACCAACCAATAAATTGTCTTGCTAATCCGGCAAGGCTCTTATTTTTTTTAAAATAAAAAGGAGATGGCAATTATGGCAATTACAGCAAATCAATTAATTACAACTGCTAAGAAATTACAAGGCTACAAAGCAACGGCTTATTCTTGTACGCCCAACAACTGGTTCTATGGTTATAATGTTGGCGGCGACGTAGCTTGGTGCGCGGCAACTGTTTGTTATTGGTTTAATCAAGCGGGAGCAAGTAATTTAATCCCCGTAAAATCCGCGAACTGCGGCGTTCTCGCAAGAGGTTTCTACGATAAAGGACAGTTAGTCAAGAGCGGATATAAGGCTGGTGATGTAGTATTCTTCCACTGGTCTAATGACTCAAGTTCAAGCGTTCCCGGCGTTTACACTCTTGACCACGTTGGTATCATCATCAGCGCAAACAGCGACGGTACATACACAACAATCGAGGGTAACACTGGTAGTTCTGCATACGGTGAGTGCTTAGTGCGCACAAGATATTCGTACCAGATTTCTTGTTGCGGTCGTCCGAAATATGGTTCTTCAAATTCCGGCGGAGGTTCATCAACAAAACCCTCAACAAATACAAGTAAACCTAATATCTATTTTCAGGTATGCACAGCCGAAGATGGTTGGCTACCTGTTGCTAAAAATGCAGGAAGCGCAGGAAAGGACGGTCACGCAATCACCAAAGTAGCTGTCAAAGTAGATAAAGGCTCTGTTTGGTATCAAGCTCACGTTAAGGGCGGCGGCTGGTTAGGTAAAGTGACTGGCTGGAACGCTAAAGAGCCTATCAATGGTTATGCAGGAAACGGTAAGCCGATTGATGCTCTGAAAGTTTATTATACGACTCCCGACGGAATTAGAAGCACTGGTGTATATTACTGTGCTAAATACAAGACAAGCCCAATCAACGCTTCGACTTATTATGATTGGCAAATCGACACCGACACAGATAACGGGCAGGACGGCTATGCAGGAGTATTTGGCGTGGCTATGGATAAGCTATGCCTTTGCTTGGTTTAATTGAGGTGAGAATATGAGCATTAAGGGAACTAAAGGTGTAGATATTTCTTATGCACAAGGCGACATTAATATGTCAAAAGTTAAAAACGCTGGATATGGATGGGTTATGATTCGTGTCGGTCAAGGCACAAGAATTACAGATAATCAATTTGCAGCCAACGTAAAAAAGGCGGAGCAACTTGGTATGCCGTGGGGCGTATATCTTTTAACAGAAGCAACAACAACGTCTGAGGCACAAGCGGAAGTAGCGTTTGCCGACAAACTAATCAAACAACAGATAGCAAAAGGATATAAGCCAACTCTGCCTATTGCTATTGATATTGAAGAAGCTGGATTTAATAGTTGGGAGTACACCCCATCAATTCTTACTAACACCGCGAAAGTTTGGGTAGAAGGAATGAAAAAGTTAGGTTACTATCCAATGATATACACAGGCTATTATGATATTAGAGATTATCTTTCAAAGTCTGTCGTAAACAGTTGTGACATTTGGCTCGCAGAGTGGGGCAGATACCCTGATTATACAGAGGATAATTTGGGAATGTGGCAATATGGCGGAGAAACAAACCTTATCGAGAGTAATAGTATTGCTGGCGTTGGTGTTATCGACAAAGATAAGGCTTATAAAGATTATCCAACCATCATTAAGAATGGTGGGTATAATGGTTGGTCAAAATCTTCTGGCGGCAATAATACACCTACACCTACGCCCGCACCCGCCCCAAGTGTAGATGCGCCTATTATTTATACACAAGGTGTCGCAAATGGCAAATGGCTTGGCGTTATTAAAAATGGTGCAGACTATTCTGGCATTTTTGGAAAAGCTCTCGTTGCTCTTGCGGCTAAAGTTACTAAAGGCACTATCGAATATAGTGTACACGTTAAAGGCAAAGGTTGGCTCGGCAAGGTAACTGGATTCAATTATAAAGATTATAATAATGGTTATGCCGGAGACGGAAATCCCGCACAAAAAGGAAATGCCATTGATGCAGTAAAAATGTATTACAAAACCCCCTCAGATGTTGTAAATAAGTATGGCTATTATAAAGTAGCATACAGAGTTCATCTGCTTGGCGGCGGCTGGCTCGACTGGCAATACGACACTGAAACCACAAACGGACAAGACGGTTATGCGGGAATTATCGGCAAAACCATTGACGGTATTCAAGCAAAGTTAGTTAAGTCATAAGGAGGTCTATTATGGATGCAAAACCATTTTGGGATTTTGTGTCCAGTATTTCGTTCGGTACAGTAGTGGCGTGGATTCTTGGAATCTCCGCCATTATTACCGCTCTTTGTGCTGGAACAATCAAACTATACAAACTGTTTACTAAGTACAAGGAAGCGAAAGATAGAGAACAAGAGCAGGAAGGCATTATAAAAAATCACGATGCGACATTGCGGGATATTGACAAGACACTCCGCGAAATTAAAGTTTCTCTTGAAGAACAGAAAGAAGTAAACCTAAAACAAATAAGACATACAATAGTACATACTTGCGAGGATGCTTTAGATAAGGGAGAAATCTCAATTAATAAATTGCGCTCCTTAGAAGAAATGTATGATGAATATGTAAAGATATTCCACGGAAATGGATATGTCAAAACGCTTGTAATGCGCGTGAGAAAATTAAAAATCGTCGGAAAATTGGACGATTAAAAAAATAGGGTTATAAGACATAAAAATCTTATAACCCTTAATTTTTGCGTTTTCAAAAAATAACCCGCCATAAAAG